TATATAGGTACGAAGTCAGTGTGAATGGCTTTACGCCAATCATACACTTTCTCCTGGACCATGTCGGCAATAAAATCAAGCATCTCACCATGTTTCCCATGATTTTCAGGATCGATGGCTGTGATGATTTCGTGCTCATGGCACAATGCCTCTAACGTGTCATTGACACAGTTAAACAAGCACGTGGTGGTTTTGTTACATTTGTTGACAATCTCCACTGTTTGCGAATGATCTTCGAACAGTGACTTATTGCCACAATATTCAACAGGTTTGGGTTGGTTTACAATAATTTGCTTGCATTCCTTCTCCGTACCTATCGTTCCAACATCTGTTGGTTCTGGTGTTGTTGGTGGTGTCTTCATCGTCTGACCTGATTCGCGATTGGTCCACCAGTTGAGGAATCGTTGATCATCTTCCGGCTGCCATGATTCATCAGGGTTAGCCCAGGCGTCTGGGCCCTCAATGTCTCTAATATCATCGAATCGATAGGTCCCACCTGAGGTGCCAACCATTATATGGTTGGTTTGACCTTCAGTGTACACAAAGACTTTAGAAGCAGGCCCTTCACGGGCCCAATCATGCCCACGCGCATCAAACTCTTCTTTTCTGGCACTAAGCCATTCATTCAGAGCTGAGTCTTGTTCAGCTTTCTTGCGGTCTTCAAAATCATCGTACATGGCCTCTTTTCCCCCTTTTGGGGTAGTACGAGTGTCTCCCACAATACGTTTCTTATTGCGTTTTCCCTGTCTTTCCTGGATAGTAATAGCACTCAACCAGAAGATCAAAGATCCATGGTTGGTCTTTCGAGCGGGGTAAGATCCAATATGGAAACCAACCACCTGTCCCCTACTTATGAGCGGCGTTCCTGACCAGGTTGGCAAGGAAGAAGCACTATGAAAACACGACCAAGGTCGCGAACCACGGGTCAAAGTTCCCACTGACATCACTTTCTCGCTATCCTTATTATACCCATAAAGGCAAACAGGTGCATTGATAATAGCTGTTGCAGTGTTGAACTTTGTAACACCTAATCTGGTCCACAAAGCCTCATTCTTGACCCTTATAAGCGCCATGTCATTGCTCCATTCAGGGCTAGACAAGACAACTTCTAAGTCGGTGGAATGTAATTGGATGGCTTTACC